CAAAAATGTATATCATAGGTGGCGTAGCCGTACTTATGTTAGCCTCTGCTATCTGGGGATAGCGTTAGGAGTTATAGGATGCGGGACGATAAAGAAAGCGGGAGTAGTAGCAACTGGAGCGGCAGTGGGTGCGACTGCCGGGACTGTATTGAGCGGGGGTGTAGCTGCGCCGATAGTGGGGAGCATGGGAGCTGCGTTTGTGACAGATGTGGCGACATCAGCAATGGGTTCGTCCCGCACTACTATGACTGACGGCTCTTGCGCTCCAGATAACTTCTGGACATTACTTGGCTCCCTTACAGAAATGGGCGGTTGGTTGCTTATATTAGTGGTCATAATTCCAATGGTTTTGGGGTGGTTTTTACCGGGACCTGTAAAAATGAAAGGAAGAGAGCCTAAGCATAATAATCCATACATAAGATGAAAGAATACATGAAAGACTGTGTTAAGTCTTTTTTTATTGTATTTGCATACATATTTATTTTATTTTGCATTATGTATGTTTCAGTAGGCAAAGCAGATTTTAAATCTACTTTTCTTATTGGAGAGCCAGAAGGTAGGTATATATCACCATATTCCACTCTGTCTTGGTTATCAAACGATTTAGATGACAATTGGAGAAATCGTGTTTTAGACATGATTAGGTCGGACACCCACGCTGATATTATGGCTAGAAGCACAGCAAAAGACTTTGGTAGAGTTGATGGGGTTCATAGAGATAGTTGGCGCAATCGTATTAGCATCTTGCGTTCTAATGGTATTGCTCCGGTAGTATGGATGATAAGCGATGATAGTCCAGATGTATATGCAAGAGGGCTAGATAACCAGATTGATTACCAAAATAAAGTTGTTTCTGCGGTTGATGACGTTGTTAGTCATTATGTGGTCTGTCTTGAGTGTGACGAATATTATAGTCCTGCACAGGTATCTATTTTAATAGGAGAACTTAGGAAAAAAACAGATAGGCCAATAGGGGTGCATCTAAAGCCTGGGGTTAAGGCTGAGTATGTTAAGGATGCAGATATAATATATCTTCAAACAGGATTTAATCTTAATGAAAAACAGTTCCGACAACAAATTGAGAATGCGCTTAGGTTTGGAAAACCAGTTGTCGTATCTGAGTATGAATTACAAGGAACGTCAGAGAGAGCGAGAGCGTTTGGCGACATTGCTTGTTCCTATCCCGGAGTTGTCGGAACAGGAAACGGAAGAGGAACTACGTCTTGCCAGACCCTAGAGTGGGGTCAAAAAAGAAAGAAGTGGCATCAAAGCCACGAAAAGGAAATAGTCGTTTCTGGGATCGTAGTTGCCACCCTCTTCGCAATGTTAAAGGAAACGCCGAAACTAAAACTACACTTTGATGACAACGGTTACGAGTTAGGGCTAAAATCTGGAGACTACAACTTAAGGTACTCCGAAGATAGTATAGCGGCTACATACAGGATAGAATTTTAATGGCAACAATTACATTACGAGAAACAAAAGGCAGTCCATTAACTTATTCTGAAATGGACGGCAACTTAACTAATCTTAATAACGATAAGTTAGAAGTTATTGACAACCTTAATGTTGCTAGTACGATGGATGTTAATTCAGATTTTATTGCTATCTATGATACAAGCACTAGCGAAAATAAAAAGATTCTTGCTAATGCTACAGGTTTTTTAAACAGAACATTAGTAATTAAAGTTATCGCAGACACTCTTCCTACTTATGTCGGGGACGGTATAGCAAGAGTTGTTCTTCCTTCAAATTTTGACGGACTAAAGCTGCGATCAATTGGCGGGCATGTCTACACTGTAGCAACTGGCTCAACAACAAACATTCAAGTGCATAATCAAACTAAAGGTCAGGATATGTTAAGCACATTGCTTACCATTGATGCGGGAGAGAATGATTCAAGCAATGCTGCTACAGCTGCTGTTATTAACGGCTCTGCCAATACCGTAAACGATGGAAATGTTATTCGCTTTGACATTGACCAGATAGGTTCAGGCAGTGCGGCTAATGGCCTTGAATTGAGATTGGAGTTTGGCGCTTGAGCGGATTTAAAGGATATCCTCCTGCTGTTCAAGTGCTTATGCCTGTTCCAGATATATTTGTTGCAGTAAACTCTGACCAAGAAGAAATTAGAAACAACATAAAACATAGCATATCTTTAGGGCTTCGTCAGGTTGCGCCTTACGAAACACAATGGAATCGTGAGGTATGTTTAGTAACAGGAGGGCCTTCTTTAAAAAATACGTTTCATCTTATAGAGAAACGAAAAAAAGCGGGTGTTCCTATAGTTACTGTAAACGGCACTTATCAGTATTGCATTGAAAGGGGTGTTAATCCTTCTGCGTTTGTAATATTAGATAGCAGAGAGTTTAACAAAAGATTTGTTGATCCTGTTATAGATGACTGCAAGTATCTTATAGCCTCTCAGTGCCATCCAGAAGTATTTAAGAAACTTAAGGACAGGGATGTTTGGTTGTGGCATTGTGACACACAAGAAGAGAATATTGATCTTCTTCAGGCGAAATACGGAAAAGAGTACATAGACTTCTTTCCTATTATGGGAGGCTCTACAGTAACCTTAAGAGCGTTGCATCTACTTAGGATATTGGGCTTTCACAAGTTTGAGGTGTTTGGATTTGATAGTTGTATTATGGATCACCACCACGCTTATGAACAGCCAGAGAATGACAAAGAGCAAGAGATAGATTTGGTTGTAGGTGGGAAGCAATTCAGATGTACTGTAGCCCATTATCATCAAGCAAAAGAGTTTGTTCAGTTAGTTGGCGCTACTGGATCAAACTATGACCTTATAGTTCATGGTGATGGACTTATATCACACATTATTAAAAATCCAGAATCGTTAAAGGAGGCGGCTTAAATGGCGGCTACAGCATGGAGTTTTTACAATAGTTTCAGAGAGTATCTGGGCAACGGACAGTTTGACCTCGACGGCACTGGAACAGGGTTTTTCATGGCCCTTCATACAAGCGCGGCTAGTGCTAATATTAATAACGTAGCATTATCTACACAAGCCTCTCTTGCAAACGAAGTGGCTAATGGAAATGGTTACGCTACAGGCGGTAAGTCTGTTACTGCTCGTACTTGGGCTTCTGCCGCTACGAACAAGTATCGGTTTGATTCTACTGCTTGCGTTTGGACTGCTACTGGCGGCGATGTTAACAACGTCAAGTACGCTGTTATTTATCAGGCAGGCGGCAAGTTGGTATGCTTTTCAAGGCTTACCAGTTCCCAGTTTAACTTGACGCAAAACAATACACTTACCGTTACTCCCAGTTCTAACGGTATTTTTGAACTTACTTAGGAGGGATTATGTCACTAGAGACAGCCGCGTGGGTAACGCAATTAAATAGTTCAAACCCTACAGCATCTGACCCTGTTAGTGAGGGCGATGATCATCTCCGAATGGTGAAAACAGTTTTAAAAAATAGTTTTCCTTCTTCATCAACTGCCGCGATTGTTCCTAATGTATCAGGTCAGTCAGGCAAATATTTAACCACAGATGGCACAGATACTTCTTGGGGAACCGTTAGTGCGGCAAGTCCCGGTTTTGCAGTTGCCATGGCTATTGCTTTATAGGGGACTAAAATGGCACAGGATTTTGAACGAGCATGTGCGTCAGCCGTAGGTACATCAGAAACAGATTTAGTGACGAGCAATTCTGACGATGCTCTTATCGGAATTCGTGTTACTAATATTTTGACTTCTGCTGTTACTTGCGATTGCTACATAGACAAAACAGGTTCAGGAACGGACTATCATATTTGCAAAAGTCTAACAATTCCGCCAAGTTCTTCAGTAGAACTTATTCAGGGCGGAGCAAAAATTGTTATTCAGTCAACTGACGTTCTAAAGATTAAATCAAATACAGGCTCATCTCTTGATGTGTGGGTTTCGTATGTAGATAGCATCTCTACTTAGGAGGAAATATGGCTGAAGTAGTTAATGGAAATCAGTACATAGGGCAAGAAGCCGCAAAGGATGGGTTTTTTATTCATCAGGCTACTATTGATGGAGATTATACCATCGAATCAGCCGTGCTTGCAGGGCCAGTTACTCTGACAGGAACCGTCACTGTAACTGGTACATTGGTGGTTGTATGAGTACCATCAATGTAAACACTCTCTCTCCTGAATCGGGAAATCAAACGCTTATTGAATCGTATGGTGAAGAAGTAAACGCTATAGGCGCAACAGGCGGTGGAACACAAGACATTAACCTTGCTAGTGGAAATGTAGTCACGGCAACGGTAGACACAAGTGCCAACACTTTCACGTTCAGCAATCCCCCGGCATCCGGCAAGTGCGGATCGTTTACCATTATCTTAACTAACGGTGGATCACAGACTGTGAACTGGCCCGGAGCGGTAGATTGGGCCGGAGGTTCTGCGCCAACTCTTACTACAGCGGGAATTGATGTGCTTACGTTTACTACGGTAGACGGCGGCACGATCTGGTACGGATTCCTTGCTGGCGCGGATATGAAGTAGATGCCACTAGGCGCAAATAAAGTAGCACTATACGGAGCAAGTGCGGATACAGGATCAGCCGTGCTGTTGTCTACTGCGACAGCAAGCAGCAGTTCATCCATAGAGTTTACGTTGCCAACTTCTTATAAACAGGTAAATTTTCAATTTGTTGGTATTCATCCAAGCACGACTGCCGCCTTTATGTTTCAAGCAAGTACAGACGGCGCAAGTTATGGAGTGACTACAACCAATACATATTTTCGCGCTTACCACACGCAAAACGATTCAACCGCAACTTTAGGATATACGACAGGCAGAGACTTAGCGCAAAGCACTTCAAATATTACTATCGGCTTTGATCTTGGAATGGGCAACAACGATGAATCTGCAAATGGGTGTTTAACACTTTTCAATCCTAAAAGCACAACTTACGTCAAGCATTACAACTCAAGAACATCCTTACAACAAGATACTAATGCGGCGTTTGATGGCTATTTGGGCGGCTATTTCAATACAACTTCTGCGCTTGCATCGGTCAAGTTCTTGATGGACACCGGCAATATTGATGAAGGCACGATAAAAATGTGGGGTATCAAATGAGCGACTGGAAACTACTCAACACCTCCACAGCATCTGGCGCAAGCAGTGTCTCGTTCACTGATCTGACTGGCTACAAGATATTTAAGTTTGTGTTTATTGATGTGAATCCGGCTACGGATGTTCAAAAGTTGACCTTTCAAACATCGACTGATGGCGGTTCATCTTATGGGGTTACGGTTACTTCCACAGCATT